AGAAACCTCAGATATAGGTAGTATTGATTTTTCTCAAGTTATGGAAACATCAGCTGCTACAGTTAGAAAATCTATTGATGGATCTCAATTTATTTTAAAATGGTATACAGCAGATTGGCCTACATTTATAGCGCCATCAGGTAGTGTAACTCCTGTATGGGAAGGTACACATGCAGAATGTTTAAATCAACTTACAAGCTCATTTTGGACATCAGGCTCAATGCCTTAATTTTTAAAAAAATTTGACCCTATAATTTTCTTTATTATATTGTATCCTAACTAAAATTTTTAATATTTATACACATGGAAAAAACAGTTTTATCAAAAGAAGAAGTAGAAAAATTATCTGCTTTTCAACAAGAACAAAATGATTTGGTTTTTCAATTAGGTCAAGTTGAATTTCAACAAAATTTTTTAGAAAAATCAAAAAAAGAAATATATCAACAATTAGAAGCTCTTGAAGGAAAACAAACTCAAATAGCTCAAGAATTAGAAAAAAAATACGGCAGAGGAACAGTTAATTTAGAAAATGGTGAATTTGTTCAAGCTTAATTGACTTTTAAACTCTTCTGTAATATTTATAAACAAAATTAATTTATTAGACAATGGCAGAAGTACTTATATCCCCGGGCGTATTAGCTAGAGAAAACGATCAATCTTTTTTACAAGCACAACCCGTTCAAGCAGGAGCAGCTATAGTAGGACCAACAGTTAAAGGACCAGTTGGTATTCCAACATTAGTTACTACTTATAGTGATTATCAAAATGTATTTGGAGCAGTAGTTGAAAGTGGAAGTGCAGAATACACTTACTTTACATCAATTTCAGCATATAATTATTTCCAACAAGGTGGAGATTCCTTATTAGTAACTAGAGTAGTTAGTGGTTCTTATACATCTGCTAATAGTTCAACTATTACAGGTTCAGGTGCAGTTTCTGAAAATCTTTTTACTTTAAAAACCATATCAGAAGGAACTATTATGAATAGTGGTGGTGGAACTGAAGGTGCTAATAATACTTTATCAAATGGTACTAAAGATAACATTAGATGGGAAATAGTTGATCCTGATACATCTACAGGTACATTTAGTTTACTAATTAGAAGAGGTAATGATAGATCAAATAATAAAACCGTATTAGAAACTTGGGCTAATCTATCAATGGATCCAAATTCAAATGACTATGTTGAAAAAGTAATAGGTAATTCTAAACAAACAGTTACTAATGATGGCACTGATTATTATGTTAAAAATGAAGGAACTTATCTTAATAAAAGTAGATATGTTTACGTAGATTCAGTTACTAAAAAAACACTAAATTATTTTGATAATAATGGTGATGCTAAAACGGCACTTACTGGTTCAATTCCAGTAGCTCAATCTGGAACATTTAGTTCAGCAACAGGAACAACATTTAGTTCAGCAAATAGTCCTGCTTTATTTTATGAAAACATTTCAAATACTAATACACAGGGATTTGAATCAACAGCTTTAGCATCTTCGGATAATGGTTCATATACCGTAGCATTAAATTTATTAGCTAATGAAGATGATTATCAATTTAATTTAATATCTGTTCCAGGATTAATTAGAGCAAACGCAATTGCTTCAGCTGAAGTTACTACAATGGTTAATAATTCTCAAACTAGAGGAGACAATTTAGCAGTAGTTGATTTAGTAAATTGGAATTCAACTATTTCTACAGTAACAACACAAGCATCAGGGATTGATTCCTCATATGCTGCTACGTATTGGCCTTGGTTACAAACTATTGATCCTGATACTGCACAAACAATATGGGTTCCAGCTTCAACAATGATTCCTGGAGTTTATGCTTTTAATGATAGAGCAGGTGAGCCATGGTTTGCACCAGCAGGTTTAAATAGAGGTGGATTATCTACAGTACTTAGAGCAGAAAGAAAATTAACAAACGGAAATAGAAACACTTTATATACAGCAAATGTTAATCCAATTGCAACATTCCCTAACACAGGAGTAGTAGTATTTGGTCAGAAAACATTACAAAAAGCAGCTTCGGCTCTTGATAGAGTAAATGTTAGAAGATTGTTAATTGAACTTAAATCGTACATTTCTCAAGTAGCAGATAACTTAGTATTTGAACAAAATACAATTGCTACAAGAAATAACTTCTTAAGCCAAGTTAACCCATTCTTAGAAAGTGTACAACAAAGACAAGGTTTATATGCCTTTAAAGTAGTAATGGATGATAGTAATAACACACCAGATGTTATTGATAGAAACGAGTTGATAGGTCAAATTTATATTCAACCTACTAAAACAGCTGAATTTATTTACCTAGATTTCAACATATTACCAACGGGAGCTACTTTCCCAGCATAAAAACTGAAAAATTAAATATTTATAATTGAAAATAAACAATAGAAAATGGCAGTATTAGATCCCAATGAAATATTTTTTACCGCGTTTGAACCTAAACAAGCGAATAGATTCATCCTTTACATGGATGGGATTCCAAGCTTCATGATTAAAGGTATGAGTGCAGTAACATTAGCACAAGGAGTAGTAACTCTTAATCATATAAACGTTGAAAGAAAAGTTAAAGGTAAATCAGCATGGCAAAATATGACTATGACATTATTTGATCCTATTACACCATCAGGTGCTCAGGCGGTAATGGAATGGGTAAGATTACACCACGAATCAGTAACAGGTAGAGATGGTTATTCTGATTTCTATAAGAAAGATTTAACTATTGATGTTTTAGGACCTGTAGGAGATATCGTTTCAGAATGGATTTTAAAAGGTGCATTTGTAGTTAACACTAACTTTGGTGAATATAACTGGGATACAGTTGATACCGCAGTTAATTTAACTGTTGAATTATCTATTGATTACGCAGTATTAAATTTCTAAAATTTTTCACATATTTTTTTAAAAATAGCTTGGCTTCGGTCAAGCTTTTTTTTACATTGGTATTTATTATAGACAAATTAGTTATAACAAATAATAGATTATGAGCGAATTTAAATTCCCAACTGAAGAAGTTGAATTACCATCAAAAGGATTAGTTTATCCTAAAGATAATCCTCTATCAAGTGGAAAAGTAGAAATGAAGTACATGACTGCTAAAGAAGAGGATATTCTAACTAACCAAAATTACATTAAACAAGGAATAGTAATTGATAAATTATTAAAATCCTTAATTGTTGATAAAAAAATTAATTACGATGATTTAATTGTTGGTGATAAAAACGCTATTTTAATAGCAGCTCGTATTTTGGGGTATGGTAAAGATTATTCATTTAAATACTCTGGAGAAGATGTTAGTGTTGATTTAACTGAATTAGAAACTAGGTATTTAGATAAATCTACAATGATAGAGGATCAAAACGAATTTGCTTACACTTTACCTCATACAAATACAGCAATTACCTATAAAATTCTAACAAATAAAGATGAAAAAAAAGTAGAAGCTGAAGTAAAAGGTCTTAAAAAAATTAATAAGCAATCATCCCCTGAATTATCTACAAGATTAAAACATATGATTACCTCAGTAAATGGAGATTCAGAAAATAAAAACATAAGAGATTTTGTTGATAATTATATGTTAGCTAGAGATTCTAGAGCATTTAGAGAGCATATTAGAGAAACCCAACCTGATATAGTAATGAAATTTAATTACGTAGGGGATAATGGTGTAGAGGAGGACGCTGTTGTGCCTATGACTGCCGGGTTTCTTTGGCCTGACGCTGGAGTATAGAAAAAATTTATTCCAAACAATTCATGATATATTATTTCATGGGAATGGTGGTTATGATTACCCTACAGTCTACAACATGCCCATATGGTTAAGAAAATTTACTATTTCTCAAATAATAGATTGGAAAGAAAAAGAAAAAGAAGCATATGAAAAAGCTTCTAAAGGAGATAATTCTCAATCTGCTAAAGTAGGGGATCCTATTCCCCCTCATATAAAACAAGCCTTTAAAAAAGCAGGGCGCAAACCAAGTTATTCAACACAAAGGGCTAAAAAATAGTGTTTTTTAATATTTATAACAAACACATTTTTAATGGCAGCGGATCCTAAAAAAATAAAAGAAATAGCTGATCTTTTAGATCAAATCCAAAAACAATATAATAAATTAGGAGAAAAAAATCCTTTTAAAGGAATGGACCCTAATAAAGTAAAAGATGTTGATAAAGAAATTAAAAGGCTTGAAACTTCTTTAGAGGGAGTAGAATCTAAAGCTAGAAGAATAGATACTACTTTTGGTGATCTCCAGGGAACATTAGAATCAATAACTAAAGAAATTTCCCAAAAACAAAACAGCTCATTAAATAAATTAACAAAAGGAATGAGAAGTCTTACCTCAGAAGCTAGAAAATTAGCTGATGAAGAAGTAGGAATTAATACCTTATCCAAAAAACAATTAGAAAAAATTAAAGAAAGAGCTTTATCTTCTCAAAGAGCAGCTAAGGATAGTGCTGCTTCTTTATTGGAGGATATGAAAATTAATCTTAAAAAAGAAGGATCAATTCTTAAACAAATA